GGACGGCAAGCTGTCGAGCCGGATGCTGGGGAAACGGCTGCGTCTCGTGGAAAAGCGGTCAGCCGCCGAAGTCCGCGACTCCCTGTCCACCAGGGCGGTCGGGAAAAAGCACCTCGCCAAGCGTCCAGCCGCGAAGCGGAAGAAGTAGCGTTTTCCCCGCAGAAAACGCCCCTAAAAAAATCCGATTCATGCCCTTGACGCCTAACTACCGATAGACTACACTGACACACGTCAGGCAAATGAGACCTGCCAAAACTAAACTGCAACGCCCGCCCCGCGAGGGGCATAACCCGGAGAGAAACCAATGCTGACCATCCGAAACACTGATGTGGAAACGATTACACGCGATGCCGTCAACGTCGGCGGCCATCAAATCGCCGTCTCTTGGGACAGCGGTGGCGCTCGCATCAACCGCGACGACCTCGCCAGGCTGCGTCGCGATGGATTCGCAAACTGGAGCGACGAGGAAATCGAAGACATCGCCTTCCACGCCGAGGCGAGGATGGACCAGACCTACAGCAAGGCATACGAGATCGGTGTTTATGAGGGCTACAACCTCGACCAATGGCACGCCCTCGCCAGCATCCGCGCCGCAGATGACGCGGCGGCCAGCGCCTACGCCGAAGAGCACTATGGCGACTATGAGTGGTACATCCTCGACGCCAATGGCGAGAACATTAACGGCTAGCAGTTTTTAGGTGGGGCCACCCGGCCAGCCGACAGCCGCGAAACGGGTGGCACTTTTTCAAGCCAAGGAGGGCATCATGAAAATCGACTGGGACGCCGCTATCCGCTCGCTCGTGCTTGTTCGGCTGGGCCAGGAGCTCGGCTACGACTCGCCGCTCGCCCGAATGGTCCACGACTCGATCACGCTCGTTCTCACGATGATCGGAATCCTGTCTTGACGAACTACCGATAGACCATAGCCTATCTACCGCTAGGCGAACCGCCACCACTCCACTTGCTGAACAAACTTTTCACTCCCCAACAACTTGATATCTGGACGCTTGACGACTACCGGAACGCCCGTACATTACCGCACCCAACTAGGAGACCCCCTCGAATGAACGCCCACGACAACGAGTATCTCGCCGCCGCGACCTATCTCTCCGACCAGACGCCTTCCCCGCGCCAGACGCATTTCGCCATCGGCGATTTCGTCAGCGGCACCTCTGGCGGCAAGCAGTGGAGCGGTCGCATCTGGGACATCGACGGCGACCGGCTCTCAATCGAAATCGACGGCGGCTGGCTGGCGGTCTCGGCCAAGGACGTAACGCACTAGGAAACCCCCGGAGGATCCGGGCGCAGGAGGTTGATTGCCGCAGACCTAGGACGGGCGAGCGGCTGTTTTTCACACGCAGAAAGGACGCGATATGACGACTGAGATCAGCACAAACACGGCACCAGCGAGAGGGTTGGCTCTCGCCTCGTTCGACGATGCGATGCGGTTCGGCAAGATGGTCAGCGAATCCGACTTCGCTCCGAAGGACTTTCGTGGCAAGCCAGCCAGTTGCGTGCTGGCGATTCAGCACGGGGCCGAGATCGGGCTCTCCCCGATGCAGGCTCTCCAGTCGATTGCGGTCGTCAACGGGCGGCCATCGATTTTCGGTGACGCGGCCCTGGCGGTCGTGTCTGCAAGCCCGGTCTGCGAATACGTCTACGAGGTCATCGAAGGCGACGGCGACGCGATGGTTGCCGTATGCGAGGCCAAGCGTCGCGGATACCCGAAGCCAACGGTCGTTCGCTTTTCTGTCGCAGACGCGAAGAAGGCGTCGCTCTGGGGCAAGAGCGGGCCATGGTCCAACTATCCAAGGCGCATGCTTCAGATGCGAGCACGGGGCTTCGCGCTCCGCGATGCGTTCAGTGATGTCCTCAAGGGCTTGGTGACGGCAGAGGAAGCCCAGGACTACCAGACAACCGAAGCCCCGGCGACTGTGGCTCGTGCGAACGAGCCTGCAAAAGCCACCGCCCAAGTGGCACAGTCGCCGGTCGCTTCGGCCCCCGAGGCGAGCGTCTACGAAAAGGCGGAGCGGTCGATCGCCAGGGCGACGACCGTTGACCGCCTCGACGACATCCGCCGCAAGGTGGAGGAGCGATTTGGCGAAGGTGCTCTGACCAAGTTCGAGCGTGACGAGCTTGCCAAGTCGATCCTCGACAAGGCGAACGCGATCGACAACGGCACCGAGCACTTCGACGGCAACGAGGTCGAAGCGGAGGCCAACGCCCGATGACCGACACGACGCAGTCCATACGCATTCGGGGCATCAACGAGGGCCACCCGCCGACGACGCGCGAGTGGAACGAGTTCGAGGCCAAGCTCGACAAGACACCGATTCGGTTCGTCTCCAACGGCGTCCACAAACGGGGCCGAGAGATGAAGCCGCTTCCGGCTGTCACCGACGAGCAGGCGAAGGCAAACGCCAAGCGCCTTCTCTCGGTGCTCTCGCGGCTCTGCCGTGAAGTGTCGGCGCGTGGACTGCTGGAAGACCTGGTCGTCGCTCACGCTTGGGTCGGGGCTCTCAAGGCCATCGACGACGCGAGCGAATGGAAACCACCCGAGGCAGTCGCAGCCTCAGAGCCGGAAGACGGCAGCGACCCGCAGCGGGAGTCGGAAACCACCGCAGTCGAGGCGGCCCGAAACCAATCATCTCCAGGGTCGTGACTCGACCGGATGCCGCACGAGACGCGGCCAATACACGGAAAGGATTCCTATGAGCGACTACTGGCCCGAAACAACCGACACGCTACCGCTGTTCACGCAGCGAGCCCCAGCCGCACGCGGCTCGATCACATCGGCCCAGGCGGCCGACTCCCTCGGGCAGCAGACGCTCAACGCGCTACAGCGGCGCGTGCTCGAACTGCTCAAGGCGACGCCCGAAGGGCTGACAGACGAGGAGATGCAAAGGCGACTAGGCATGAACCCGTCAACGCAGAGGCCACGGCGCATCGAGCTTGCACGACGCGGCATGGTGGTAGAGGCCGGGACGCGGAAGACGGTTAGCGGACGGAACGCAAGCGTATGGAGGGCGGCATGATGAGCGAGAACAAATCGATTTCACTGGTCAAGCGCGCAGGGCAGATGCTTGCTGAGGCTAGGACTCTAGAGGAGTTAAAGTCCGTTCGTGACGTTGGCGAGGCTGCGATTCGTCTCGCGAAGTCACGGCGCGACGTGGGCATCGAAGCATTGCAGGAAGCGCAGGAAATCGTGCGTCGCGCAGAGCGTCAACTTGGGGCAATGCTGCCAGAGGTAACTGGTGGTCGTGGCAGAAAAGAAAAGTCACACGACGTTACTTTTCTTTCTGACCTGGGCATTGAGCGGATGCAATCCAGCCGCTTTCAGAAAATCGCCCAACTGCCAGACGAAGAGTTCGAGGCTTGGGTTTCGTCGTGCCGCGAATCTGGTGAGGAGTTAACCCAAGCGGCAGCACTGCGGCTGGCGTCTGAATTCTTGGCTGACCCAATTGAAAAGCCAGATCGTGAACTGTGCGTCGTAGTCGCTGAGGCTTTTCGTGCCGTCTACGCGAAGTATTCCTCGCAATTGGACGACGCTTCGCGGCAATACGTTATCGAGCGGCTGGAGTCGCTCGTTGATCTTCTCAAGCAGGAAGGATCCGCAGATGGAAGTCGAAGGGTTCGGAACAAAGGCTCCCGTACCAAGGCTGTTGCGGGTTGAGCCCGGCGTGGTCGCGGCCTGCGTGAAGTGGGCCAGGGATTGCGCGGACTACAGAGGGTACGCGAAGCAGACCGACAAGTGGCGGCGAGGTCTCAAGGGGCCGATGTCGCTGCTAGGCGGCTACGAGACGCGAGCGGATTTTACCGGGCTGGCGATCGGAAAGGTCGCAGAGTGGTATGCGGCGAAGTTGTTTGGCGTCGAGATCGACCTGCGATTTCTTCCGCATGGCGACGGCGGCGTTGACCTTCATCTCCCCTGCGGCCCATCTCAAGTCAAAAACAACAGCAATGCGGCTGACAGGATGCTGGTGAAGGTTGGCAGCAGGGAGTTGCGGGTAGCTGATTGGTTTATCGCGACGAAATGGAACGGAACCGAGCCATTCGTTTCTGTCTTGGGATACGCACATCGCCAGCAGGTTTCAGATTCGCCGATTCATGACGGCATCGGAAATTGGAAAAACCATGTCGTGCCAATTTCTTCACTGCGCCCGATCGGAACGCTGCTCGCCATCAGACCGATTGCGGAGGTGCTCTGATGCCTCCAGCAATCATTCGCTACCCAGGGTCGAAAGCAAAGTTGGTGCCGCAGATTGTGGCAACGCTACCCGACGCATTTCACGCCGCCAGGAACCCGCTTTTTTGCACCGACCGCGACGTTGAATATCGCGAGCCATTCTTCGGTTCCGGCGCGATGGGGTTGGAAGTCATTGCCAACATTCGGCAGGCGGCCAGCGTGTGGATCAACGACTTGGACCCAGGAATGTTTGCCGTCTGGTCGTCTGTTGTCCACCACCGCCAGCAGCTTGAGCGGTTGGTCGCTGCGTTTAACCCAACCGTCGATGCCTTCTATCGCCTCAAGGATCGCGACGGGCAACTCACTGGCGACATCGCTGTCGATGCGGTCAACAAAATCGCCCTACACAGAATGAGCGTCAGCGGTTTTGGGGCGATGGCGGGTGGGCCGATCGGCGGACGCAGCCAGCAGAGCGGCTACACGGTCGGCTGTCGGTGGAGCCCAGGATCAATCATCACCGCGATACGCCGGGCTTACAGCATCCTCGCACCATTCCGCAAGCGGTTGCGGATCACCAACCTGCACTTCCGCGAGTTGATCGCGGGAGCCAGCGACAACGTGCTGATCTATCTCGACCCGCCCTACTACGTCAAAGGCGGGCAGCTCTACGCCCACAACATGAGCCACGACGAGCACGCCGAGTTAGCGATGCTCCTGCGCGAGACCCAGGCGGACTGGCGGCTGTCTTATGACGACTGCCCAGAAATCCGCGAAATGTATTCCTGGGCGGACTTCAAGGAACTTGAAATTCGCTACACGAACGCCGTCACAGACAAGAAGCGACCCAAGAATCGCGAATTGCTGATTTCTCCACCGCCAGAAGACATCGACGGCGATTACGTCGGCATGGGGTGGGTTGGAAAGGACGGATGCCCGTAATGGCCGCTGAATGGTTCCCCGTAGACGTATCGCTCGATACCAAGCCCGAGGTTCAGGAGCTCGTTGACCTGACCGGCGAGCCGGTCGAGGTGATCGTGTTCCGGCTGCTCAAGCTCTGGGGCTGGGTGCAACTGAACACCGCTGACGGTCGATTCCGGTCGACGCCAGCCAGGCTCGGGCGGATCTGCGGCGGCGAAGCCTCATTCTGGGAGGCCGTCGCGTCTGTTGGCTGGATCGTTTTCGATGGCGAAACCGCCCAAATCCCCAAATGGGAAGAGCGTTTCGGCGGCGCAGCCAAGCGGCGAGCCCTGAAAAACAGGCGTCAGGACAAGTGGAGGCGCACCGGAGGCGCTGATGTAGACGCGCAAGAGGCGCAGGTGCGTCTACAGGCGCGTCTACCACAGGACATAACAGGACAGGACATAACAGAAGAAGACATACAGGCTGCGCCTGTTGCTACGAGCGATCCGCCGAAGCGGCGGAAACGCTCGCAGCCCAACGATGCCGTCTCGTGGTCTGCTGACGCAGGCTGGAAGGGGATCACGGACGCAGACCGCTCCGAGTGGTCTAAGGCGTTCCCCGGTGCCGTGCTCGACCAAGAGCTCGCCAAGGCGACGGCCTGGCTGCACGCCCACCCCGAGCGGGCCGGGAAGCGTAAGTGGCGGGCGTTCATCGTCCGCTGGCTCTCGAAGTGCCAGGACAGCGGCGGCACCAACCGCACGCCCCGCAACCGCCCCGAGGAGAAGCCGCCCCCGAAGGTCTGGCGTGACCAGTACCAAGCCGCCCCGTACAGGCGACCCCGTGAGGTCGTCGCACTTGCCGAAGGTCTCAAGCTCAAGGAAGACACATGACCACCAAAGCCCCCACCGCCCCCGAGCCGATAACCGACGCCGCGCGCCGTGTGTACGACGCAATCGTCGACTACATCGACTCGCATGGATACGCCCCGACCGTCCGCGAGCTCTGCGGGCTGCTCGACATCGCCTCGCCTAACGGCGTCGAGTGTCACCTGAAGACGCTAGAGCGTCGCGGCTGGATCGTCCGCACTGAGCGTCAGGCTCGCACGATTCGACCGATTGGGGGTGAGCGATGAGCGACCTTCCAGAGCTCCCCGCGCCGATGGTCGTGGCCGATATGTGCGCGATGCACGCCTGGCTAGACCACATCGACGACGACAGCCGGCTCTTGCATGAGCAGGCAGCAGACACGATTCGGCTGCTGATGCGGCGTTGCATCACGCTGGCACAGTCAATCGAACGCTTAGAGGCGGCCCGATGACGATCCACGACATCACGGCCCTCTCGTTTTTCGGCATGGCCCAGGCGGTGACGTTCGCCGCAGGGGTCTTGGTTGGTTCACTTTCTCGAAAGGATGCGAGCAATGACGACGACAGCGACCCGAAGAAAAACCCGGACTGGTGGCATACAGTTGGCGGCGAGCGACCTCGCTGCCGGGCTGCGAGCGGTTGCGGCCGCAGTGCCGACGCGAAGCCCGAAGCCGATTCTCGCCAACGTGCTGATCGCTGACGGCACGATCACGGCGACGGATCTCGAACTGAGGATCACGGCACCGCTGCCCGGCGCGGATGGCCCGCCGATCCTGCTGCCGTTCCAACGGCTCTCGTCGATCGTCAACAGCCTCGTCGGCTCTGACGAGGTGACGCTGACGGTCGACGGCTCTTGTTGCGTGGTGCAGGGCGGCAGCGGAACCTGGCGGCTCCCGGTCGAGGACGCAAAAGAATATCCCCCAGGGGACTATGCGGCGTCGAGGTCGATCGCGCGCCTGCCCGCTGACCAGTTCGTTTCGCTCGTCTCCACCGTGAAGGGTGCGACTGACAACGAGAGCAGCCGCTTCGCTCTTGGGGCCGTGCTGATGGAGTTCTCACGCCCGAAGGACAAAGAGGAGCCATACGGGACGTTGACGTTCGTCGGCACTGACGGCCGGCGGCTCTGCG